CTTAATGAAATACTTGAAGAAACAGGGGCTGAGATCGTAGTGTCTTCAGATTGGAAACTACATGCGACTTTAGAGGAACTTGGTGAATATTATGAATTACATGGTATAAGTAAAAAACCAATTGCGTTGACCCCAAACATACAGAATTGTACCAGTCATGGTAACAATTTTATTTGGTCACCACGATGGGATTTAGAACAAACTCGTACTATTGAAATTAACGAATACTTACATAATCATCCTGAGGTTACACATTGGGTTTCTGTTGATGATCTTGATATGGGTAAAATTGGTGAGGATTGGAAAGATGTATGGGCAATAGATAATTTTGTATTAACTCCAAGATCAAGTGAGGGAATAAAACAAAGTGGTGTTAAAGAAAAAATATTAAAGTTTTTGGTAGATGAATAAAAAGGTAAAAGAAGAAGACTTATGGTGTGAGTATAGTGATATGCCATCACCTATGGCGTACGCTAAATGTGCCGATTATGATAGTATGGGAAACCACGGGAGATTTCCAAAACCTAAAACCAAGAAGGAGGAAAAGAACATGAAAAGGTTAATTCAAAAGATTGCTTTATGGGTATCTCTTAAGTTTCCAAAAAGCAAAAGAAAATCAATATGGGACTTATGAAAAATATAAATCAAATATTCAAAAACAACAAACACCTAATGGATGAACCTGAGGTTGTTGAGTTGGTTGAATACACCAAAGAACTTGAGGAGAAAGTATTGGAAAGAAAAATTGACGATACTTATGATAAAGAAGAAATTTATCTTCAGATTTTACGTGATATCTATGAGAGTTGTGAGAAGACTTTGGACGACCACGTTTTAAGTGAAAGATTCAAAGAAATAGAGCCGATAGACTTTAAACAATCTGTCGTAAATTTAAAGAAATACATTGATGTTGTATCAACATTATACGGAATTAGACTATGAAAAAGTTTGCACTATCTGAAAATTGTTTCGGTCCTGACGCTGAGGTAAACGATGAAAGTTTATTTAGTCACGAATATGACAACCGAGATCCTAAGATGATATCAGATCTTAAGAATCAGGTTTTGGAGGTATTAAAAGAAAATCAAGAAAAGTTAGACATTTCAGATTGGACATCAATTTTGGAAATCATTTCCGAAAAAGATGAAAGATATGAACGTGATGAGGAGAATTCCACAACATCATCATGTAATCAGTGTGGTAATTGGAACTACACATACACATATATAAAAAAAGAAAATGAAACAGAACGTTAAATTAATCATGGTTGATGAAAAACCATTTATAGTTTCTTTGGATACTTTGGAACTTGGTGACAGGGCGATCGTCACAGTAGGAGGACAGTACCCTTCAATCGTTGAATGTGAAAGTGAAACGGTTTTAAATTTACTAAAAGACTCTAAATTGTCTTTAACAAATGCATATAAAATCTTTATGGAACCTGAGGCGTTAAAATTCACTTCAGATCAAATTGAAAAGATTTTAGAGAATGACGGTCAGTTGGAAGTTGAACTTGATAATGGAATTTACAAGTATAGTTTATGATGATTATTGAGACGTATGTCCACATAATCGGTATCGTTCTTACAATAGTATTGTTGGGTGGGTACATTGCTAACAGATATGTAAAAAATAAAAAATAATGGCGCATATAGAACACAATTTTTTCCCATTAAAAGTTTGGGTAAGAAATGAATATTTTTACCAAAATAAAAAAGGTCATGGAGATCTTACAGAGGGAGTTATAATATCAGTGAGGTGCATGCCAGGACAAGCCGCTTTATTTCAAGTACTATTAAACAATGGGGTAATGAGAGATAAACTACCGGTACACGCATTACTTACCGAACCTGAAATGCCAAATCCAGATCTACCATTCCATTACTTACAACTTTGGAATTGTTTCTCTTATAACTTTACATTACTTCATTTGTCATACGTGTATGACACACCTGTAGAAGTGTTTATGAAAGATAAGAAATGGTATGCGGGACGTTACTACGGTACGATAAACTGGGGATCAAATGATTTGAATACTGATCTTACTTTGGCTGAAGATCCGATGGAACACAAATCACACCACATTATCCTACTTGATAACGGACAAATTGCATTACAACCAAATAACAGAATTAAGTGGTCGGAACCATCATTCGTAACTAAACCATTCCCTGATAGACCGGACTTTTTGGTGAACAAAGACTGGTTTAATTGTGAAGGTCATGAAAAATGGGCGACTGAAGATAGTGAGAGAATGTTCTACGACACCGAGTAGGGCACCTCTAACTTGGGCGAAAGCCATAATATCTTAAATTCATTTTTATGAAGACACTTGATTTACACGGAGTTAAACATGCAGATGTCCCTAAACTTTTAGATCAGTTCCTTTGGGAGCAGATACAAAAAAAGAGAAGGGAGGCTGAGATCATCACAGGAATTAGTCATAGTATGATTGAGATTGTGATTAAAAATCTTAAGGATTATGATTTCACTTATAACGAAGCATGGAATAATCCTGGTAAACTAATAGTTAAGTTGACGTAAATTTTATTGAAAAAAGATGTAGCCCCCAATTGATAAAGTTGGGGGTTTTTATTATCCTTGTACTATGTTGGAAGTAGAAGGTAAAACATTTAGAAAACTTGTCGAGAAGAAGGAATATCGTACTGACGTATATTCTAATTCTTGCCCTTTAAGTGAGAGTAGAGTAACTCAGGTTTGGATGAAAAAAACCGGAGAAAAGTTCTATTCTGATAGTTTATTTTTAGATGAGGATAATTATGTGACTCACTATGGAAACCAGTTAGCAAGTGTTGATTTTGCAAGAAGAAGAGTATTCATCGAGGAAGGTGAAGATAAGATCTCTTTAAAATACCAATACTACTCCTCAACAAGAAGAGTTGGGGGTAAGTTCTTTTTAGTTAGAAAAGTCACCAGATTCCTAACATTCAGTTTTAAGACCAAATTATTTTATAGTGGTACATATTCGTCTAAAAAGAAAAAGAAGATTGGATCCTCTATGAAAGTGAACCCTAATTATTATGTTATATCTCAAATGATTGATACTATTGATGGTGTTGATAAACATTTAAATGGTGAAAATTACGTATATAGTTTTTTAGAATCAATATGGGATAAGTTGGGTCTTGTAGACCCACAAAATTTTAAGACACATAATCCCCACTTATTTTATAGTTTAACTTATTACTTGGTTAATAAAGTTAAGTTACCAAACAATTGGGTACAACTAACCGGAATGTTCGTACCAAAAGATCAGTTCAGAAAAAACAACTTCAACTTGGTCGACGCATTTATGAGTACCTATAACTTCAAAGGAAATAAAATCAAAAGACTTATTAATGAATGTGATGATGTTGATTTTGATAGATTAACTATTCTTTATGATCTATTGGGGATTGATAGGTTTAACAAATTAGATGATAAGATTTTTAGTGAAAGTTATGTAATAAACGCCGCAATCGGAAGACCTGTTAAAGACTCTGAATATATAAGGGGTGGTTCGACATGGTATATGTTATGGAAGGATAATAGGGAAGAAACGGCAAAATCATTGTCTATATTAACCAACAAAGAAAAAGATCGTATTGTTAATCTGAACCTTCATCTACAGGAGGAAACCGTTCACATGATTAAGGAACATATACGATACAAACGGGATTTACAAAGGTTGGGTGAAGAAGTTAAGATGAAGTTCAATAACATGGACGAATTAATTTCTGAGCACGAAGAGTGGAGTAGATTAATTCAATCATATAGGGTTGGTGAAGTTGAAAGATATTATGGTGAAGTTGATGTTTTAGAAACGCCAATCATTTATAATGACGAAACTTATTATCCTGTTTTGTTAAGGAAGACCCAAGATTATGAGAAGGAGTCACAACACCAAAAAAATTGTGTTAGAACCTATTCTCAAAGACCTGATTGTATGATATTCTCAATTCGTAAAGGATCACCAACTGGAGAAGAAAGAGTTACGGTTGAATATCAGTTTAGACAGAAAGAAGTTCTTAATGTCCAAGAACGAGCAAGGTTTAATGGTATGTCACCACATGACTTTTCTGAGGTTGCAAGAGTTCAGTTGGCTAATATCAATTTGATGTATAAGTTGGGAACCTTAAAATTACCGAAGATGATTAAAAAATATCGTAATGGTAAAGTGGTAGAACAACAATCGGTATTTAATAGTGATGCCGCCACTGTGAATGGTGGTAAAATGATTAGAATGACACCAAGTTGGGATAACAACACACCTGAATTAGATACATATGGTGATTTAATTCCTGTTAATCCAGTTGATTATGATTATGATTTTTTGGATGGTTTACCATAATTTTATTATATTTGTACCATGAACGATCACCAACAAAGATTGATAAACGAAATGTTATCAAAATTATTAGAAGCTAGAAGTTATATTAATATTAGTATTGTATTAACAATATTATTTTTATTAGAGTTTGTTTTAGTTTTAATTGGTTATGGTGAGTTTGATTTTTTTTACATCTTAGTATTAATTGTTACCTTCGTTGGTAACACACATATGGATATAAAACATAAAAAGGCAATGGAAGAATACGAAGAACTAAAAAAAGAATATGAAAAAACTATATAAATTAATACTTTTATTATTAATCCTGGCTTCGTGTATAAAAAAAGAGTATCGATATGAGATACATGGAAAAGTATACGTACCAACATCAGGTATAAACCCATTGCATGATGCCATTTGGTTTACAGATACTATTAGTTTTGATGGTGACACCATCTACTACATTAATAGTGATGGGTCTGAAGTTAGAATTAAACCACCGTATAGGTTAATTGAAAATTTAAAACGATGAAAACTTACACTAAATTACCGATACCTAAAGATTCCGCTTGGGAAAGAACTAGTTTATTTGATAGACTACACTGGAGGATTAGATATTTCCTAACAGGTTGTCGTAACATTATAAAGTGGGCACCCACCATCTATCACGACAGAGGATGGGATGGGAATTACGTACTTAAAGTTCTCCAAAAGAAGATCGAGTTTCATAGAGATTACCTTGTTAATGCCAACCGACACACGAGAATTGACATTGACAACCGAGACATGACTTTGGTTTTGAACTTACTTGAACGAGTGAGAGACGAGCATTACCAAATGGAATGTATGGACTATTGGGATTGTGAAATGACGTTCAACGATGTTCCCGATAAACCAGGATACAAGTCGATTGATTTAAATGAAACGTGGGAAAAATATGATGAGTACTTATCAAAATACCCATCCTCAATTAGAGCGGTCGTTAAGGAACACGGGGAACAAGATGATAAAAAGCGTTTATGTTTATTAGTTTCTCACTATAATCATAAGAAAGCAAATAAACTTCTTTTCAGAATATTAGAGGAAAGATTATCATATTGGTGGGATTAAAAAATTAAATTATGGATAAAAAAGTAATACACGGAAAATTGATGAATCAACACAGGTTGATCTCAAATGAAATTGCTGACATCAAAGCTTCAAGTTATGAATTGTCACCTCAACAGAAAGAAAGGGTTAGTGGTCTCGAAAGACAACTAATGATGATTATGAATCAACTTCATCAATTATATAATCAATAGTTTTAAGGTAATATTATGAAAATTGTTGTTACAGGAGGGGCGGGTTTTATAGGTTCCGCATTTATAAATTACCTATTAGATAACTTCACATGTGATGTTCTTTGTGTTGATAAACTAACATACGCGGGACGTAGAATGAATATTAAACACAATGTGTCTTTCCTACAAAAAGACATCTGTGATGTGACTGCGGATGAATTAGGTGAGTTTGAATACATTGTTCACTTCGCCGCTGAATCACACGTAGATAACTCAATTAAAAATGGATTACCATTCGTTAGAACAAACGTAGAAGGAACCTTCAACCTATTAGAGATCGCAAGAAAAAATAAGAACCTAAAAAAGTTTATTCACATCTCAACCGATGAGGTATATGGTGATATGAACGATCACATTGATATCAATTATACCGCAAGAGAAGAAGATGAACTTAAAGCGAGTTCTTATTATTCGGCAACAAAAGCGGCTTCTGACATGTTAGTTTTATCTGCAAATAGAACTTATGGGTTACCTTATTTAATTACAAGAACTTGTAATAATTTTGGTGAACACCAGTTTGAAGAAAAGTTTTTACCAACAATTGCAAGATCAATCAATGAGGGTAAATCAATACCGGTTTATGGTGACGGAAAACAAATTAGAGAATGGATGTATGTTTACGATAATGTAAGAGTAATCTGTGATTTAATGTTTGATGATGAGGTAATTAACCAAGTTATGAATATCGGAACTGGTGTTAGGTTGAGTAATTTAGATATTGTCAATAAGATTGGGGAAGTCCTAAATAAAGAAGTCCAATTCAAATATGTTGAGGATCGATTAGGACATGACAGGAGGTATGGGTTAAATAATGAGAAGTTGAAAGGTTATTACCAAAAACATGAGGGTCTTAAATGGGAGTTTATGAAACTTGATGATTACTTGGTGAAACAATACAAAAACAATTGATTCATATTAAGAATATTCATATCTTTGTTAGGTTATAAAGTATAAAATAAATGAAGTAGTATGTTTAAAAATTTAACAACAACTTGGTGGGGAGTCTCCATTTTGTTAATCATCAATCTATATATCATAGATTTATTCTCGGAGTACATTATTAGTAGAGAAGTGATGAAGGAAGTACAAATTGTTCTAACGTTGGGAGTTTTGGTTAGTACAATTTATGTTATAAAACTCATGGTTAATTTTATTCACAATTATTTAAAACAAGAGAAAAAATGATTAGTACATTAATTTTTATTACAGGTTTAATTGCGGCAATCCTCATCGCATTAAAAACACGAGGAAGTATGTTTAAAGTTGAAACAGACCGATGGAACGACACCAGAGAAACATTTCAATCGAGTTGGTTAATCAAACCTATTGGTGTCTTTGTCCTCGGTTTGATTTTATCAATAGTCCAACCATACGCACTTGAAAAAGTAGATAGTGGATACAAAGGGTTAAAAGTTAGTTTAGTTGGATCTCAACGTGGTGTTACTAATTACCAGTACAAAACAGGATGGGTGGTTTATAATACTTGGACAGAACAGATGTTAGAGTTCCCTACGTTCCAACAACACATTGAGTATGACGACCAACAAGTAATTACAAAAGGTGGGTTCCCGGCAACAATTAAACCGACATTCAACTACTCATTAAAAGAGGCGAATATTGGAGATATGTTTGTGAATTTACGATTGGATGTGAAACAAGTTGAACAAGGATGGTTGAAAAACGCAATCATCGGAGCGGTGAATGACGTGGCGAACACTTGGGAGGTTGATAGTATCTTTGGACACAGACAAGCGTTTGAAGCATCAATCGTTGCTGAGTGTAACGTGAGATTATCTAAATGGTTCAATGTATCACAATTACGTACAAACATCACACCACCTGAAGCGTTACAGGAATCAATTATTGCTAAAACAAAGGCGATCCAACAAGCGGAAGCTTCCGAACAACAAGCGTTAACTGCAATTGCGGAAGGTAAACGTAAGGTTGCAGTTGCTCGAGCTGACTCTGCGGAATTAATCATTAATGCTTACGCTGCGGCACAAGCAATCAAGATTAAACAAAATCAAATTACACCAATGTATATTGAGTATTTGAAAGCCCAAGCTTGGGATGGAAAATTGCCAACGACAATGGCGGGTAATAGTGGAATGTTTTTGAATTTGAATAAAAACTAAAACACAAGGTTTAATAAAATTTAACCCCTTCTTAATCGGAGGGGTTTTTTATTTGTAAAAAAATTATTATATTTGTTTTATGGAAAGAATGAATAGTAAAGTAGAATGGGTTTTGGAACAACACAAAAGTACCAACCATATGTACGACAAATATTTACCGTATGAATTTCACTTGAGAATGGTTGTGAATGTTTATGAAAAATATAAAAACTTATTACCAAATCATCACGGATTAGTTGATAATCAAGTTAATGTTTATTTGGCTTGTTGGGGTCACGACTTAATCGAGGACACTCGTGTTTCATACAATGATGTAAAAGAACAATTAGGTGAATCCGCGGCTGATATTATCTACGCAGTTACCAACGAGAAAGGTAAGAACCGTAAAGAACGAGCAAACGACAAATACTACGAAGGTATTAGAAATACACCAGGAGCAGTGTTCGTTAAGTTATGTGATCGTATTGCAAACGTACAGTACTCAAAGATGACAGGTAGTCGTATGTTTGAGATGTATAAAAAAGAGAATGATGACTTCATCGTTCAATTAGGTTGGGATGATACAAACACTCATCCGTACTTTAAAATGTTTAGTTATTTACAAGAAATATTTATTAAATAACTATGAAAAAAATGTTATTAACAATAATGTTATTCGTTTTGACGATAACGTTATACGGACAAACAAATCCACAGGTCTTAAGACCAGTTCCACCAAGGGTCTTATTAATAAAACCAAACATTGAAATACTAATTGAAGACTCAACATTTACGGTTTATTCAAAAGAACGAACAAATGTTATTGAATCGGATGGACTTGAATATGTGTATTCTGTTGATGAAATCAATAAAAAAC